ATGGCGAGCGGCCGCATCCAGTACGTCAGCGGCTTGGAGACCCTGCAGCATGCCGAGATGTGGATCGCAAACGAGGCTCCCAACTGGCTGCTGCGTGCGCTCGACAGCCAGTTGTGAGGAGCCAGCGACCAAGGCCTCGCCGGAAGGCCCCGCTGGACCCTCAGTCCCATCGCAGGCGGACGCCACTCTGGCGCGATCATTGCCAATCTAAACTACTTGCAGTTGCCTTCACCTGCGGTATAATATGGTGGCTTCTGGCTGAGGAGTTGCCGATGAAGATCAGACCGCTGGCGTTTGGCCTTAGCGTTATTGCGACGATCGTCGCAACCGAAGCGAAATCCGACCTGATCTACCCGAAACATCTAAAGCCGATCGCAGAAGAAGGGCTGTATCTAGTTGCCCTTACTTGCGGGTCATATCCGTTGCCCGAGCAATACACCACCTTACTTGAGGCTCCCATCCGAGAGGTAGCCTTCACCGTGACTTTAAGCTCCAGTCCGGTTGGGGCGAACCAAACGCCGCCAGCAACTTCTGTCTTAGCTGCGGTGCCGGTCGTGGGGGCCACCATATCGCATGATAAGCCCAAGAAATTTACCAACCGGGCTTGTGACGGAAAGCATCCGAACCAATTTTTGCTATTCCCGGGACGCACTCCGCTGTACTTGACCGCCTTTTGGACAGACCAGCACAGTCATCAGCCATCAAAACTGGTCGCAGCACTTGAGGCGATTGCAAGCTTTCTCTCACCCCTCTCCGTACTTTTTCCTACTGGTATCGGAAATTTATTAAAAGAGGATACCTCGATAGCGCAATCTATGAGCGATCCGTATTCGAAGTTCTTGAGTACACTGGATACTTCGTATACTGAGACAGAGACTAGTTCTGGTCTAAGACAGGGCTATTATCTCGTGAAAACGCCAGGCGGCTTTGTCGAAATCTCGGTTGATCGCATTCCATCGCTTCGATCGAAATTTAACATTCCTCAAATCCGCAATGCCTTCGACAGCTCCCTTGAGGACCTCGGTGAACAAGTTCGTAAAGATCCAAAAAGCTGCATCGCAATTGGTCGTAAGCTTGAGCTGTACAAAAATCTAAGCCATGCCGATGCAGTATACGCGTTAGCGAGAAGCGTCGTCGCCAGCGCCATTCCTGCCCCCGATGTGGTAACCTGTCTAGGTACCGTTTATGGGCCGGAAGTGGTGAAGGAAAGCTATTGGAAAGAGAAGAGCGGGATCATCTTATCTGCCGATACATGGCGAGATACCCAAAATCCGGAAAAATTTTTGAAGAACAGGTTTAATGAAATTGCGGTGGCTATGAACGACTACGCGGCTGGAATAGGAGACAAGGCTGTCCTCAGCGAATATTTCCAGCCTGAGATTAAAGTCAAGGATCTCACGAACACAACTACGCCCTTGAAGTCTGTTCAGTCTTTGGCCGTAGATCAACTTTTGGATAAGCTGAAAGGCAGTCCCAAGCAATATATCTATTTTGGTTGCCATGAACCTGATGCCTCGGAGGACGATGATAACAGGCCGGCGGTTGGATTTTTGTTGGCGATCGCTAAGTCATTGAAGAAAAGTGAGTCCCTGGTTTTAAGAACGTGGTGGAAGTTGGATCGTCCAAATAATACCCGACCTCGCATCTATCAGATGTTCATCTCTGTTGAGCCTGATGTGGTTGCGAAAGTCCTTAGCGATTACAAAGATCAGTGCGGACAATCGATCTTATTGACCGGTTGAAAGCGAAGAGGCACGGCCTCATCTCAACAGGGTCTTCCGAAAAACTCGACGTCTGACGGCTTTGATTTTTGGTGGCCCTGCTTCTTTGGAACGGGTCCCTTAAGTGCAGGAGCGACTAGCCGAGGGCGAAGCACTCACCGCAGATCATGTCTTGGTCGATGCGAAAAAATATGTAGTGATGGCAAGCGGCGCCGGGGTGTTCCGTCGAGTTGCTTATGGCCTAAGCTTTTGAAGTATATATATTATCATTGCGCGTGTGTATCATTGTGGACCGCTCGGTTGGAACTGAAAGGAGTGGCATTCCAAAACTTGGCCAAGCGTGTCTAGGGGAATGCTTGTTCAGCGCAATCAGAGAGTTAGGGATGCGCGCGCTGGATGGAGCCAGTTCTGACGCATTTTGTAGTTGACTACGTTACGCGAGAGTGCTATAAGAAGCCCACGATCCAGAACTGCGAGTGATCGGCAGCTGCGCTGCTGCCGGTCCGAACGGCACGGACGGCGAAGCTGGCAAGTCCTGAGCGTTCCCTCGCCACGCCTTGCAAACTTGATTTCCTTTAGTCTTGCGACCGCGCGCTGTGCGGGGTCGGACACGCTTTGGCTGCTACCTACGAGCTATATCAAACAACGCGACGGCACCGATGCCCAAACTGTCGACCGGCGATCTCCGCGCGCTGCTCGCGGCGGAGAAAGCCGATGCGCTCTCCGCCATGTCGGCCTCCAAGCTCTCGGACGAGCGCGCGCGCGCGCTCGACTACTACCTCGGCGACATGAACCGCGACATGCCGGCGCCGCAGGGCCGCTCGAAGGCGGTCTCGACCGACGTCGCCGACACGGTCGAAGGGCTGATGCCCGCCCTGATGGACATCTTCTGCGGCGGCGACGAGGTGGTGCGGTTCGAGCCGGTCGGCCCCGAGGACGTCCCCGCGGCCGAGCAGGAGACCGATTACGTCAACCACGTGTTCATGCAGGACAATCCGGGCTTCCTCATCCTCTACAGCTTCATCAAGGACGCGCTCCTGTCCAAGGTCGGCATCGTCAAGGTGTGGTGGGAGACGCGCGAGGAGACCGAGCGCGAAACCTATCTCGACCAGCCGGCGGACGCCTTTGCGCTGATCGTCGCCGATCCCGACGTCGAGATCGTCGAGCACAACGAGCACGCAGTAGCCCGCGAAGACGGGCCTGGACGCCCTGATGTTCTGCACGACGTCACCGTCGAGATCCGGCGAAGGCGCGAAGGCGCGCGGGTGGCGGCGGTGCCGCCGGAGGAATTCGGCATCGCCCGCAACGCGCGCGACATTCGCAGCGCCGGCTACGTGTTCCACGACGTCCTGCGCCGCCAGGAGGAGCTGATCGCGGACGGCTACGACGAGGAGCAGGTCAAAAAGCTGCCGAGCTACAGCGGGTTGACGAACATCGAGACCCAGGCCCGCGACACCGTCGAGGAGCGCCGGGGCAGCCAGGGCGATGAAGGCGTCAACAAGGCCAACCGGCTGATCAAGGTCACCGAGCACTACGTGCGCATGGACTACGAAGGGAGTGGCAAGCCCGGCATCTGGCGGGTGACCACGGGGGCTGAGCAGGGCGACATCCTCGTCCGCGACGGCGCGCCCGACGTAGTGCGCGTGGATGCGATCCCGTTCGCGGCGATGACCCCGGTGATCATCACGCACCGCTTCTTCGGCCGTTCGATCGCCGACCTGGTGATGGACATTCAGCGCATCAAGACCGCGCTGCTGCGCGCGCTGCTCGACAACGCCTACCTCGCCAACAATCCGCGCACCGAGGTGGCGGAGAGCCATTCCACCGAGACCACGCTCGACGATCTCCTGGTCTCGCGCCCGGGCGGGATCGTGCGCACCAAGATGCCGGGCGGCCTGAGCGTGATCCAGCACCCCGACATCGGGGGGCAGGTGTTCCCGCTGCTGCAATACCAGGACGCTACCCGCGAATGGCGCACCGGAGTCTCGCGCCAGGGTCAGGGCGTCGATCCCAACGCGCTGCAGAACCAGGTCGCGACCATCGCCAACCAGATGTTCAATGCCGCGCAGGCCAAGATGAAGCTGATCGCGCGCATCTTCGCGGAGACCGGCATCCGCGATCTGTTCCTGCTGCTGCATGGCGTCATCCGCAAGCACGGCAGCGCGGCCGCCACGGTGCGCCTGCGCAATGCCTGGGTCACGATCGACCCCCGCGACTGGAGGGCGCGCAACGACATGACCGTGAATGTCGGTCTCGGCACCGGCAGCAAGAGCGAGCAGCTCGCGCACCTCAACATGATCATCGGCGCGCAGAAGGAAGCCGTCGCCGCCGGCCTGGTGAGCCCGAAGAACCTGTTCAACTCGGCCAAGGAGCTGGTGAAGCTCGTCGGCCACCGTAACGTCGAAACCTTCTTCACGCCGCCGGGCGCGGGCGCGAGCGCGAACGATCCGACTTCGGCGCCGATCCCGCAGCCTCCTGATCCGAAGGCGGCGCAGGCGCAGGGGCGGCTCGAGCTCGAACACGCCAAGGCGGCATCGGACGCGCAATTGGCCGCGCAGAAGACCCGCGCCGATCAGGAAATGAACGCGGCGCGGATCGCCAGCGATGCGCAGTTGCGGCGCGAGCAGTTGAAGGCCGAGTTCGACCTCAAGCTCCAGCAGATGACCGCCGAGTTTGCGCTCAAGCGCGAGCAGATGGCGGCCGAGCTGGCGCTCAAGCGCGAGCAGATGGCGCTCGACGCCCAGGTGCGGCAGGGCACGAGCGAAGCGAAAGCGCCTGCCCCCGGCGGCCCGGTCGCCACCGCGATCGATGGCGTGCGCTTGGGCGGGGAGCTGGGATGAACGAGCAAGAGCTCAGCATGTCGCCCCCGCGCGGGGACGACAGTTCTCTGATTGCGGCCCGGGGCAAAAGGTTCAGCGTGACCAATGACCGACAAGCTTGACGCCGCAGTCGCGCGCGGCGCGCGCGCGCACGCGCTGCTCGGGAACGAGCTGCTGCAGGAGGCCTTCGACAAGCTCGAGGCCGACTACGTCGCGGCCTGGAAGACCTGGCCGGCGGCCGATCGGGATGGACGCGAAAGACTCTGGCAGGCCGTCAACGTGCTCGGCAAGGTGCGCGACCATCTCGCGCGCATCGTCGCCGACGGCACGCTCGCCCAGCGCGAGCTGAGCGATCTGGTGCACAAGGGGCAATGACTAAAACATTTCGCCGGTGTCGACGTAGCGATGGAAACCCTCTCCCCTTGCGGGAGAGGGTGCCCGAGCGAAGCGTCGCTGAGCGAGGGCGGGCGAGGGGGCGGCTTGCGAGATCTGCCTGCGGCCTCCCCCTCACCCGGCTCGCTTGCCTCCGCTCCGCTTCGGCGTGCTCGCCACCCTCTCCCGCAGCCGAAGTCGGATTTATCCGACTTCGGCCAACTTTAAGAAGGCCCGAACTCGGGCAAGCCCGAGTTCGGGTGGGGGAGAGGGTGCGAGCGTGCAGCACAAGGCGCGCGCCTTCGGACCATGTGCGTCAATTCCGTGCGTAAAGCCAGACTCGAACCAACTCGAAAATGAAGAGGAAACATGACCAACATCGACGTTGACACCGCCGCCACGCGCGGCGCGCCCGTCCTCGAGATCACGGTGGACGGCGACAGCAATCTTTCGGTCTTGAAAGCCGCGCGCGCCGTCACGGCCGCACGGGAGAAGGATCAGCCGCCGAGGGCCGAGGAGCGCCGCGACGAGGCGCCGCCGCCCGCGGCGCGCGAACCGAGCTCCGCGCCAGCGGAGGGCGACGCCGCCTCTCGGGAGACGACCGAGATCCGCGGCGAGACAACGGACGTCGATCCGGCATTGCCGCCCATCGCGCCCCCGAGGTCTTGGACGAAGGAAGACAAGGAGCTCTTCGCGAGCCTCCCTCGCGCCACGCAGGAGCGTCTGGCGGAGCGCGAGCGGTCACGGGAGGGCGATTTTCTCCGCCGTCAGAACGAGGCCGCCGACAAGCTCAAGGGCCTCAGCGCCAAGGAGCAGGCGGTGGAACAGGCGAGGCAGCAGTACGAGTCTGCGTTGCCGACCTTGCTGCAGAATCTGCAGGCGACCATGAATTCGGAGTTCGCCGACGTGAGAACGTGGGCGGACGTGCAGAAGATGGCCGCCGAGGATTGGCCGCGCTACGTCCGCTGGGACGCGTATCAGAAGCAGATCGCGGAATCCGGCCTGCAGCTCGCGGTCGCGCAACACCGCCAGCAGCAGGAAAGGCAGCAGAAATTCGCCGCATTCGCCGCCCGCGAGGACGACCTCTTCAAGGAGAAGATCCCCGACATGGCGGACGCCAAGAAGGCTGCCGAGCTGCAAGCGGCGGCACTCGCCGTGCTCAAGGAGCTGGGCTTCGAGGAGGCCGAGCTGGCGCAGTCGTGGAACGGCCGCAACGACCTGTCGCTCCGCGACCATCGCGTGCAGCTCCTGATCCGCGACGCCACGCTCTGGCGCGAGGCCCAGCAGAAGGCGAAAGCGGCAACCGCCAGGCCGGTGCCGCCGGTGCAGCGGCCCGGCGTCGCGCAGCCGCGGGGCGCTGCGCAAGAAGCGCAAATCCAGAACCTCACCAAGCAACTCGATGAGACGAGCGGCGTGAATGCGCTACGCACCGCGGCGAAGCTCGTCGCGGCCAGACGCGCCGCTCGCTAGAAAGGAACGACTGTCATGGCAATGCCCACCAATACCTTCGCGACTTATGAGGCCGTCGGCAACCGCGAGGATCTCTCCGACGTCATCTACCGCATCGACCCGACCGATACGCCGTTCATGACCGCGTGCGAGCGGGAGAAGGCGACCGCGGTCAATCACGAATGGCAGACCCAGGCGCTCGCCGCCGCTGACACCGCCAACGCGGTGCTCGAAGGCGACGACGCTACTACCGACGCCGTCACCCCGACCGTGCGCCTCGGCAACATCTGCCAGATCTCCGACAAGGTCGCGCGCGTGACCGGAACCCAGCGCGCGGTCGAGCACGCCGGCCGCGACGACGAGCTCGCCTACCAGGAGATGCTCAAGGGTCTCGAGCTCAAGCGCGACATGGAGTCGATCCTGGTAGGGACAAACCAGGCCAAGGTTGCCGGCAACGACTCGACCGCGCGCAAGACCGCCTCGATCCTGTCCTGGATCAAGAGCAATACCGACAAGGCCGGCGACGGCGCCAATCCGTCCGCCGCCGACGGCACCGGCACCCGCACCGACGGCACCCAGCGTGCCTTCAGGGAGTCGCAGCTCAAGGGCGTGCTGCAGTCGATCTGGAACAACGGCGGCAAGCCGGACACCATCTTCACCGGCGGCTTCAACAAGCAGACGTTCTCCACCTTCACCGGGCGCGCCACGCCGATGGAGGACACCAAGAGCAAGCGGATCGTAGCCGCGGTCGACTTCTACGAAAGCGATTTCGGCCGGCTCTCGGTCACGCCCAACCGCTTCATGCGGGCGCGCGACGTGCTGGTGCTGCAGACCGAGATGTGGGCGGTCGCCTTCCTCAACGGCCGGCGCATGGTGTCGATCCCGCTCGCCCGCACCGGCGACTCCGAGCGCCGGCAGATGCTGTCGGAATACGCCCTGGTCGCGCGCAACGAGAAGGCGTCCGGCGGCGTGTTCGACCTGACCACGTCTTAATCAGGCGCAAGCCCCGGGGGCGGAAGACGGCGATCCCGTCGTCCGTCGTCCGCCCCCTGCGTCATCGGCGCTGCGTCCATTGTTTCTTAGGAGGCCAAAATGGCTGTTCCCGAACTGCATCCCCTCAGCGAAATCGCCGTGCACGCGTTCTCCAGCAGCATCGGCACCGCGCCCGCCGCGGCCTACGCGCGGGCACCGTTCCGCGGCAAGGTGCTCAAGGTCGGCGTGATCCAGAACGGCGCGGTCACCGGCACCGCCACAATCGCCGCCGCCATCAACGGCAATGCCATCGCCGGCGGCTCGCTCGCGGTCACTGGCGGCGGCGCCGGCACGCTGTTCACCGCGGCTCCCACCGCGGGAAACGACGTCGGCGAGGACGACGTGATCTCGTTCACCCCGTCGGGCGCGAGCGGCAGCGTCCAGGGCCATTGCTTCGCGGTGATCCGGAGGGCGTGATGGCAAATCCCATCCGCTGGCAACAGTCGAGCCGGCTCGGCGGAGCGCAGCAGGTCACGCTGAGCGCCGTCTCGGCCGCCTCCGCCGCCTTTGGTCCGGAGACTTATCAAATCCGCGTCTGCCTTGCGGACGTCGCCGGCTCGCCCACCTCGATCCGGTTCCGCATCGGGGACGGCACGCCGACGGCGGTCTCGACCGATCCGGCCTTGCCGAGCAACGCCGTCGAGTATTTCACCGTCACGCCGGGTCAGAAGATCGCGGCCGTTCTCGTCGGCGGCACGAGCCCGTCGGCGCAGCTGACCGTCGCCGAAATCGCCTGATGCGTACCGTCCTGCTGCTCGATCGCACCGACAAGCGCCTGGTCGCCGTGAGCTCGCAGGACGTCGAGCCGATCCTCGAGCGCAACCGGATGCTGCGCAACGAGCCGCAGAAGAGCGACTTCGCCCGCCACATCGCATCGGTGCCGAACGTCCTCCTGGTGCAGTGGCTCAACGAGGAGCATGCGCGCGGCAATTCGGACCTGCGCATGTTCACACCGCAGTTCTACGCCCTGGTCGCGCGCAGGCTCGCCGACCCGGCCTGGAAGCATCTGCGAACCGACAAGTAGCCCCGCCCGAAAGCGGAGAAGGCCCCCGCGCGACGCTCCCGAGCGCCGCGCTTGCTCGTGCGTTGCGGCCGCGTCTCGCGGCGCGGGCTCGACGCCGAGCGCCGGATCAGTCAGGAGGTGTCACTGCCATGCTTGCCCCGTTGTTCTTCTTGTGCCCTCGAACCTATCACGCGCTCAAGCTCGCCGCCGCGGCGCGGCACGAGTTGTGCGCGCCATTTCTCGGCACGCATCGCCGCGATCTGCTGATGCGGCTCATCTACCCGCTGTAACAGCGGGCCTTTCATTCGTCATGCCCGCGCAAGCGGATGCGTGCCGACTGAGCACCCTCTGCGCTGTCATGCCCGCGCAAGCGGGCATCCCGTAACCCGTAAAGGTGCGATGCGAGGAGCGAGAGGCGCCTCTCACGCTGTCGCCGATTACTGGATCGTCCGCTTTCGCGGACGATGACAAGCGAGGGAACTTGGCGCCCATGAGACCAAACCCTGCAATGACCCTGGAAAAGCGCCGACCATTACGAGAACCGCTGTAAGCCCATGACCATCGCCACCTACGCCGACCTGCAAGCCGCGGTGAACAACTGGCTCGATCACAGCCTGTTCGCCGCGCGCGTTCCGGAGTTGATCGCCTTGTTCGAGGCCGCGGCCAACCGGCGCCTGCGCGTGCGGCAGATGGAAGCGACCGCGACGCTCACGCCGGGCGGCGCGGGCACGGTGGCGCTGCCGTCCGACTACCTGGCGTGGCGGCGCCTGACCTGGATCGGAGCGACGCGCAACGAGCTCGACTACGTGCACCCGTCCTATTTCCAGGCTGCCTATCCGACGTCACCCGCTGACGTGCCGCGTTTCTTCACCATCGAGGGATCGACGCTCGAAATCACCTCGCTCGACCAGACGCCGCTGCAACTCGACTATTTCCAGAAGGTCCCCGCGCTCTCGGCCGGACCGGGCGACGGCAGCGGCACCAACTGGCTGCTGACCGCCCATCCCGATCTCTACCTGTTCGGCGCGCTGGTCGAAGCCGAGATGTTCGGCGCCAACGACGAGCGCGCTCCGCTCTGGAAGGCGCGCCGCGACGAGATCTTCGGCGAGATCGAGACCTTGAGCAACAAGTCGCGCGGAGCGGGTGCGATACGCGTCATGGGGCCGAACCCATGATGCTTCCGTTCGGCGAATATCGCCCCGACATCACGGACTACGACGGCAGGAGCTCGCAGATCGTGCAGAACGTGGTGCCGCGCGCCGACGGCTACGGGCCGTGGAAAAGCTTCGTGCCGTATTCGAATCAGATGCCCGGCCCTGCTTCCAACCGCGGCTTCTTCTATGCCCGCAAATCCGACGGCTCGGTACAGGCGTTCGCCGGCACGCTCAACAAGCTCTACCAGCTCGATCCCACCACGCTGTTGTGGACCGACGTGTCGGGCGGCGCCTATTCGGCGTTGCCGACCGGCTACCATTGGCAGTTCGCGCAGTTTGGCAATTTCGTCGTCGCCGTGCAGCCGAACGTCGCGCCGCAGGTGTTTCAGCTCGGCGTATCGACTGTTTTCGGCAATCTCGGCGGCGCGCCGCCGCAGGCCGCCTACGTGGCGGTGGTCGGACGATTTCTCGTTCTCAGTGGGCTCACCTCGCAGCCGTTCCGCATTCAATGGTCGGGTCTCAATGCCATCACGACCTGGACATCGGGAGTCAATTCCAGCGACTTTCAGGACTTTCCGGATGGCGGCATTGTGCGCGGCGTCGCCGGCGGCGAGTACGGCGTGGTGTTTCAGGACTCGGTCATGCGCCGGATGGTCTATCAGCCGGGCGCGGCCTACGTGTTCCAGATCGACCGCATCGCCGAGGACAAAGGCCTGCTGGCGCCTTACTCCATCATCCGGGCGGCCGACCGCATCTTCTGGCTGGCCGCGCAGGGCTTCCACCAGATGCTGCCCGGCGGCCCTCCGCTTCCGATCGGCAAGGAGAAGTTCGATCGCACCTTCTTTACCGACTACGACCAGTCGCAGCTGCAGCTGATCATCGGCGCCGGCGATCCCGAGCAGAGCCGGGTGTACTGGAGCTACAAATCGCAAGGCGGCGCAGTCGGGCTGTTCGACAAGATCATCTGCTACGACTACGCGCTCGACCGCGCCGCGATCATCGCGCAGAGCGGCGACTATATCGCCACGCTGTCGCGTCCGGGCCTGACGCTCGAGGGACTCGATTCGATCTCGACCAATATCGATACCGGGATCGCGTTCTCGCTCGATGACGTCGCGCTGGCGGCGCTGCCCAAGGTCGCCATCGTCGACGGCAGCCATAGGCTCGGCTTTTGCAGCGGCGGCAATCTCGAGGCCACCCTCGACACTCCGGAGCAGGCCCTGGACGGCCGCCGCATGCGGGTCAAGGGATTGCGGCCGATCACGGATGCGCCGGCCTGCTATGGGGCGGTCGGCGCGCGCGAGAACCGGCAGAGCGCCGTGCTCTACAGCGCCGAGCAGGCCGTCAACGGCAAAGGCCTCATCCCCGCCAATGTGTCGACGCGTCTGGCGCGCGGTCGGCTGCGCATTCCGGCCGGAACGGCGTGGAGCTTTGCCTCGGGCTTCGAGCCCCAGTTCGCGCAGGAGGGCAAGCGATGATCAGAGCACGGCCGACAGACGACAGGCCACGGAAAGGGCGATCCATCATCAGTCCTCTGTCGTCCTCCCTCTGTCGTCCGTCGTCTATTCTCGGTCGTCTGCCATGACGATCGGCACGCTCTCGCCCAATGAGAAGGATCTCTACAAGATCGTCTCGCTGGTGCGGGCGCTCACGGAAGGCCGCAACAATCTCACCTCGGCGCAGGCGACCGCGCTGCTCGACGTGTTCGCCGGCGATAGCGGCTCGGGCGGCGTCAAGGGTCTGGTGCCGGCGCCGGCGGCCGGCGATGCCGAGAAACTGTTGCGGGCAAGTGGCGGCTGGGCGAGCGCCGCGCAAGTCACGGCGCTCATCGGCATCCCGGCAAACATCCGCGTGTTCGCCGGCAGCAGCTCCTATCCGACCGTCAGCAATGGCGGCGTCAAGGTCCTGGTCATGGCCAAGGGTGCCGGGGGCGGCGGCGGCAGCAGCACTTCGCTCTCGTTCGCCGGCGGCAGCGGAGGCGAAGGCGCGACCAGCTGGAAGCTTGCCGCGGCTTCGGCGCTCAGCGGGCAGCCGGTCACCATCGGCGCGGGGGGAGCAAACGTCGCCGCCAATACCGACGCTGCCGGCGGCACCGGCGGCACCACCAGCATCGGCAGCGTCGTCAGCGCCCCCGGCGGAGGCGGCGGCGGCCGAGGCAGCACTGGCGGCGCCGGCGGGGCCGGTGGCAGCGGCGGCACCAGGGATTGGGGAATGCCTGGAATCGCGGGCGGACCCGGCCAAACTGCCGACGGCAGCAAAATGATCGGATCGACCGGTGGCGGCAACGGCGGCGGCGTATTCGGCGGCAGCGGTATCGGCAATTCCGGCGGCGGTGGCGGGCCCGGGTTTCAGGCCGCGGCTTCCGGGCCAGGCGGCTCCGGCATTCTGGTGTGCATCGAGTTCGGAGTGATCTGACATGCGATACGCCGTGCTGCGGGCCGGCCAGGTCATCAACGTCATCGAGCTCGATGACGTCACGGCGTGGGGCGTGCCTGATGGCTGCATGATTGTCGCGAGCGACCAGGGCAATATCGGCGACAGCTTCGACGGAACGACCTTCGAGCCGCCGCCGTCTGCAGCGCCGGCGCTGCGCCGAGTCGTGCGCAAGAGCGTCATTGTCGAGCGCCTGCAGGCGGCAGGCTTGCTGGAGGCGGCGCGCGCGGCACTTGACGCCGCCGATCTCTATACGCGCGAGCGCTGGAACGCGCGCGACGCCATCTATGCCGACGACCCGACCGCGATGGCGCTGCTGCAGACGATCGGCGCCGACCCCGAGGCGATACTCGGATGACGAGCGACAGACGACTGACGACGGAGGACGGAAAGGACGATGTATCATCTGTCCCCCGTCGTCCGCCCTCCGTCGTCTGTCCGCTGTCGTCTGTCGTCTGTCGTCTCGTCTGCGTCGATCCGGCCTGGGTTCATGAGCTCTGGCCGCACGTGCGCGACCTGATCCAGGCCGCGATGCGGCGCGGCGACCTCAGCGCGTTCCGGCCGGTCGAGAGAAGCGTGCTGCGCGGGGATGCGCTGCTCTGGATCGCCTGGACCGGCGACGAGGTCGCGGCCGCCGCCATCACCGAGCCGCAGCAGACCGAGTGGCGAAAGGTCTGCGTGATCGTGGCTTGCGGCGGCGCCGGCGCGCGACCCCCGCTTTCGCGGGGACGGCCGGGGACGGGCATGCGCGCGTGGCTGGCGCTGCTTGACGGCATCGAAGCCTATGCGCGCCGCAGCGGCTGCTCGGCCGTGCGCATCGTCGGCCGCAAGGGCTGGGCGCGCGTGCTGACTTCATACAAGGCAAAACGAATCGTTCTGGAGAAGGATCTCTGACATGGGCGGCACCACGCAGGAAACCAACAAGACCACCAACACCAGGCAGAATACGAGCGGCGCCACCAGCGCGAACACGAGCGGCACGCAAAGCGCGAACACGAGCTCGTCGCAGTCTCAGACGCAAGCTCTGGCGCCGTGGGCGGGCAGCGCCAATCTGCTCGGCGATATTCTCTCCCGGCTCGGCGGGGTCCCTGCGGGGCTCACCGGTGCGGAAAGCGGCGCGCTCGACCAGCTCTCCGGGATAGCAGCGGCCGGCAATCCCTACGCGCCGGCGATCGGCGCCGTGGCGACGCAGCTCCTGGGCGGCGGGCCGGATCGCTCGGCCTCTGTCAATAATGCCTACCAGCAGTATCAGCAGCAGCTGCAGCCGTTCGTCAGCGGGCAATATGTCGATCCCGCATCCAACCCGGCGCTGCAAGGCTATCTCGATACGATCCGCAACGACGTCGGCAACCAGGTCAACGGCATGTTCGCCGGCGCCGGGCGTGATCTCTCCGGACTGAACCAGCAGGCGCTGGCGCGCGGGATCGCGCAGGCCGAGGCGCCGGTGCTGCTCGATGCCTACAAGGACGCGCGCAACCAGCAGCTCGGCGCCATCAACTCGCTCTACGGCGCCGGCAACACCACCGGCGGCCTGTTGTCGAGCCTCGACCAGGCGCGGCTGGGCAACATGCAAGCCGGCATCGGCGCGGCCGACGCGGCGAACGCCGCGGGGATGTGGGGCCCGACCCAGATGCTGGCGATCGAGGCGCAGCGACGCGGCATCCCACTGCAGGCTTTGGCCGCGCAATACGGCATGGTCTTGCCGGCGGCGCAGGCGTTCGGGACGCGCAGCGGATCGGGCGCCAGCGCGGGATCGAGCGCCGGGCAGAACGCGACCACCAGCGCGGGCACCAGCACGAGCCAAAGCGTCGGCAGCGACACCAGCCAGACCACGCAGAGCACGCCGTTCAATCCGTGGTCGCTCGCCCCGCTCGCATTCCTGCCGCTCACCGGCGGCGCCAGCCTCGCCGGCATGGGCGCGGGCGCGCTCGGCGGCGGACTCTTCAACTCGCTCAGCAACGGATTTCTGGGCGGCGGCAACTGGCTCTCGGGCGTTGGAAAATAGAGGGGCATCGTTATGGCAGGCATCATTCCCAACTTGTTCGGCAATGCTGACGCGGGCAGCGGCGGCGTGTTGCCGTTCGGCCCGGCGCCGCTTGCACAAAATCCCGTCGACGCCAACCGCAACGCCATCCTCGGCTACCTCGCCGGCGCGCTGCAGGGCGGCAATCTCGGCCAGGCGATCGCGCGGGGGTTGCAAGGCTCGATGCACGGTTCGCAGACGGACGCGGCGCAGCAGGCTCAGCGCGCGGCCATGCAATATGTCGGGCAGCGCCAAGATATCGATCCCGCGCTCCGATCCGCGCTGATGCAAAATCCGCAGCTCGCGATGCATTACCTGCTGGCGAGCGGGCGGCCGCACGTGACCGGAGACATCGCCGACTACGAGTACGCCAGGAAGCAGGGTTTTCCCGGCACGTTCACGGATTTCGTGCAGCGCAAGCACGGTCGTGCGCCGCTCCCGGCAGCAGACGTTCAGTCCGAGGCGCCCAAATGAGCTTCTTCAAATGGTCCAAGACCGCCAACAACAACGCCACGGCGGACTCCACCATCAACTGGGCCGAAGGCCAGGCGCCCTCGACCGTGAACGACTCCGCCCGCGCCATGATGGCCGCTGCGGCCAAATATCGCGACGACGCGGCCGGCGCCATTACCAGCGGGGGGACCGCGACGGCCTATACGGTGACCTCGAACCAAAGCTTCGACTCGCTCGCCAACCTTGATGGCAAGATCATCGCTTTCGTGCCGCACGTGACCAACAGCACGCCGGTCACGCTCAATGTGGATGGTCTTGGCGCAAAGCCGCTGCGCTCGGCGCCGGGCGTCGACCTGGGCGTCGGCGTAATGGTGCAGGGAACGCCCTACGTTGCGGTCTACAACAATTCTGCCGCGGAATGGTATCTGCGCGGCTTCTTCGGCCCGACCGACTACAGCATTCCACTCGGTGCGGGGCTGCCCTATTTCGGCGCGGCTGCGCCGAACAGCAAGTTCGTGTTTCCGTTCGGACAGGCGATCTCGCGCGCGACCTATGCGGGCTGCTTCGCGCTCCTGGGCACGACCTATGGCGCCGGCGACGGGGCCACGACCTTCAACCTGCCGGACCTGCGCGGGCGCGGGCTGTTCGGCAAGGACGACATGGGCGGCGCCGCCGCCGGCCGTATTACTTTGGGCGGGTCAGGAATCGCGGGCACCGCGCTCGGCGCAGCCGGCGGTGCGCAGACGCATACGCTCGCGATTTCCGAAACCCCTTCGCATACCCACGCCAATGCGCTGAGCGATCCGGGACATACGCATGGCGTGAGTGGAACGACGGGCGGAGCGTCCGCCAATCACGCGCATTCTTTCAGCGGGGCTACGGCGACAGACGGAGTGCATTTTCATCAAGCGGCCCTCCAGAACACAACACCAAGTATTGGCAACGTGGGCAGTCCTGGAAGTGGTTTCAACGGGCCGACCGGTTCCGTTGTGAATACCTCCAGTGACGGCGGTCACGCCCACGGTTTTAGTGGGGCGACGGGCATCCAGGATGCCGATCACTCTCACAGCTTCAATGTGATCTCTGCGGCTTCTACAACCGGAGCATCCGTCGTGAACGCGCCAGCAGGTGGGGGGCTGGCGCACAATAACATGCCACCGACGATGATGGTCAACTACATCATGCGCGTCATTTGA